CTATTAGTTGTTGTATCCGTAATGACTCACGTCGTGACGGTTGCGGTTCCTCTTCGACCTCTAGGTCTTCTGGTTCCTCTTCAACTGATGTAGCCTCGACCACTTCTGCGGGGGTCTCTACCTCTGGTACCACTTCCTCTGGTTGTTCAACCTCGGGTTCTACTTGAACAGTAGGTTCTACTCCCGTCGTTATTACAGTTTGTAATTGTTCGTCGGTCATATCTTTTGGGTCCATATTGTATCCTTCTTTTATTTCTGCCCCCGTTAAGGTTCGGGCGTCACCTATTAATTTTATTTTACAACCCCACGTTTAGCTTTTGCAAAGTACGGGCGACACTTATAAGCCTATAATACTATTTTCTCTAATAAAGGTAAACCATTTTCGTCAGTACCCCTACATATATAGTTAGGAGGAATGGTCTGCGTAAGAGGACCGTGGTCTGTTTGGGCAGTTAGTTGGTTCCCCGAAAGAGTCCAACCCCATGTTTTTAAGGGTTTAAGTTGGGAGCGAATATCTTCGTCTGTACCGTGGGGGTTAACCTCTGGTGGGGCTACCTGTAACTTCTTATAGAACTCGGCATCTTCATGCTCATACGTTGGCATTTTCTACTGCCTCCGTAGCATTCACATAATTACCCATTAAGAGTTTAAATTCACTTATTATAATATTTGCTGTCATCCAATCCTTATCTGTTGGTTTTACTTCTAACCCTATAATCTTACCGTCTGGTAGGTGTGTTTGGTAGAAGTCTATCCTTGATTGGCAGTACTCTTGTATACGCTTAAAGTCCTCGGTCTTAGTGTAGTTAGCCATTTGCTTTTCTACTACTAGTTCCTTTTCATCTAATGACGGCTCTGGTAAATCCAGCGCGTCCCCCATTAGTATGTTTTGTGGTCCCATTATGTATCTCCTTACATTTTATGTATAACGTCTGCTGCTTGTCCTACTACTGGGTGGTTAAAAACTCCTGCCCCGTTAACTGTTGCTGGTTGAGTCTTATCGCCAGGTAGACCTGCATCCATAAGCATCTGACTAGCTGCTTGTTCGTAACCCATTTCAACGGTGTCTTTAAAGGTAATAGACTCGCTAGGTGGACGGTGCGCTGCCTTTTGCTCGGCTTCCTGTAGTTTCTGGGTAAGTTCTTGGATTTGCTGTTGCATCTGTGCTTCTTGGGGTGAAGGGCCTTCTTTAATAGTAACGAATTCAGTTGCGCCTTTAATGTCTGCAAGTTGACCGAATGCTTCAGATATTTTGTCTGGGTGGAATTCAATGCGTTGGTCGTCTTTGAAGATGTTTTGGAACTTACCTATATTACCAACGTAACGCTCTAAAGCCTGAAGTTGCTTTTCTTTGTTGACCTTCATTGTAGAGTTAGGGTCGATATTAAAGCGGTACTCTATACCCTTAAGCATAGCGGGGTTTATTCGTAGAGTTCCTGCGGTTTGACTGCCATCTAGTATAATCTTACCTTCAAATAGCCCCTGTACGTCAGATAAACCAGACTTCATTATTTCTACTATATCGTCATAGAATAGGTCTACTGGTATGTCTTCTGTGCCTATACTTACCGTAATACTCATAAATCCGTCAGTAAGTTGTTCAATAGCGGTCTCTAAGTGGCGTCGTTCTGCACCGTCACGGGTTGCTTCTACGGCAGAGAACATCTCTATAGCTGCAGGGGTCTTACCCTGTGATGGGTTAAGAGTTTCTGCACCTGGGGATGAAGCGTTTTGAGTACCGTAAAGGCTTAATAGTGAACCAGTAAGGTTAGATTGTACACCTTGGTAGGTTGCAAGACCCGCGGTGTTCGTAGGCATTGGTCGAATAGAGTTAGGAATGGTTTCCATTAGAACTGGGTTTGGTTTAGTGACGTCTAGAGTGTGTTTTACCACTCCGTTGGCGTTTACGATAATACCAGGAGCCAAGTTCCTTTTAAGTGAAGCAAAATAGAAGTTCGTAAGGCCATCACGAGCAAATTGTAGGGGTTTAGCACGCTGGAAGTCACCCAATCCGTAGAATGAGTCAAATAATGGCTGTGCATATTTCACTACAAACGGTATTCTGCCGTTTTTGTGAGGGTTGTCTAGTTCCCTAATGTTAATAAAGCCATCTTCTGGAGCAAATGTACACCATTTACCCTCTTCACCTGCTTCATAACGGGTTGCAAGGCAGATACCCTTCTTAGAGCCGCTTGGATTGCGGTTTCGTTCGACAAAAGTATCCTTAACAGTATCATTACCTGCATTTTTAGAGTCGGCACGGTCTATTAGCATAGATATTGCGTCTCTATCCCAGCCATCACCCTCTACTTCGTTTTCTAAAATCTCTTGTAGTTTCTTTTTAGACACCCAAGTAAGGGCTGTAACGTAGTCCATGTCTTCTATAGACACTCTACCCTGTTGGGGGATAAGGTTACGAGGGTTCCACAACCAACAATCTGGGCCTACATAGCCCGTATTAGAAGTAGTCCAGTCGTAAAACATCGGCATGTAACCATAAACTGACGAATAGAACTGCCATAAGTTCAGTTTTTCTAAGAATGGACGTTGTGCGTTTGCATTGGGGTACATCCACTTTTGGCGAAGTATGTCCATAAATGCTGCTTTACCTGCGTCTGCCTTGCCGATAGATTGGGTTTCGCCTTCTGGTAGTTTAGCTATTACACGGTCAGCACGGTCCCTAGATAGGGTAGCTGCATAACTGTCGGTTATCTTACTACCGTCGGTCTTATTGCTTATGGAGTCATAGACGGTTCCCACGAGCATTGCTTCGTAGGCGTCAAAGCTCTGTATGTATTGTCGGTGTATCTGCCAGTCTGACTCATAATCAGACTTATATTCAGATTGAAAGTCCTGTGCGTCTTTTTTCTCTTCTGATGCGTTTTCATATTTTGTTTTGGGCATTTTTAATATTCCTATTTGTAAGCTTAGTATACTACAGAATCCCGTAAGGGTTTAATGACTTTTCCATTTCAAATACCAAAGGCTTTTCGTCCTTTACGAGACCATGCTTCATGTGTAAGAAGAAGTACCTTAAGGCATCTGGGCCGTGGTCATTTTCTTTAACAGGGATGTCAGAAGCGTTCCTGTCGGCCTTTTCTTCTGGGAAACGGTAGGACTCTAGCTCGAAGACCAGGTTCTTGCAATTACTACCTATATATAATGATGGTTTTGGAAGCCCAACGAGTTGCATACGAGGCTTAAGTTTGGCAGTTACTAACCCAATACCCGTAGCGTAGCCCTTAGTATCGTTAGCCTTGTTTATGCCCGCCACTGGGAACTCCTTACCCATCATCTCTACGGCGTCCCTATCGGCAGAGTCCGCTACTAATAGAACAAGTCGCTTGTCGCCAACTGCGTTCTTAATTCGGGGAATGACGTCTACGAGGGTTTCTTCCTTACCATAAACTTCATCTACCACGTACCATGTCTGGTCTTTGTCTACCCCCAATAATAAGAAGGCTGTAGTATGCCAACCAAAGTCGATAGCCCCATAATAAGTAAGTTCCGTAGGGATGTCGGCTGGTTTCATTAAGTGTACTTTTCGGTCTAACATAGGATATACCGCCCCCTGAACGGCTCTAAATTCTAATTCATATTCTTGCATAAAGCCCGAAAGCATGCCACGTTTTTCGGCTTCTGCTCTTACGTTAGCCATGAACTCAGCGCTTACATAAGGCGAGTCTCGCCATGTTGCCTCCTGATAGAACCACTTATCGTCTTCTTTGGCGTACTGAATAAGGTCATAAAAGTGATTATAGCCACGGGGTGTGCCCATAAATATAATCCAACCGTTGGTGGTACTGAACATCGGCTCGTATACAACCTTGAAGTTATCGGGGTCTTGGTCAGCATATTCGTCGAATATCATTCCATTAGCCCTAAATCCACGGTGGGTGTCAGCCTGGTCACTACCCAGTAATTGGATGGTGCTTCTTGGTTTAGTAGTATCATGGTTGACCATTACAGTCTCACCAGAAGGGAGCGTAACAGGGGTGTTGGCCAGGTAATTAAGTTCGATTAATAAGTCTTGTTCGTTCTTCTTATATATAAGTTCTTTTGGAATAAGGGGAACATACTGCCTCCACACGACCTCGTGGGCTTGTTTATATGTCTTAAACACCACAAAGTACCTTCCCTGCTCTAAAACAGCAGAAATCCATGCGTGTTGGGTGGCGAAGTACGTCTTCCCAGATTGACGGCCCATTAGGAGTACTCCCCTTTTGAAACCGTCAACCATGAAAGCTCGGTGTGCCGCCGCCTGTTTTTTGTGTGCGACGTAACCTGCCATGGAATTTACACCATCTTAGTGTTGATTTTGTCGAAGTCTACACCAGTGCTGTTTTCTGAACTAACGGTGAAAGTCTGTACGACTTGTCCGCCGATTACTTCTTCACGAACACCTTCCTTTATTGGAATAGGTTTTGGCCAGAACACTTCAAATAGCCAGTCCTTTACACGGAAGTAGCGCATTTCGTCTAGGAAGAATTTTTCGTCTGTCTTGTCGATGTCTAGATTGTTTTCCCTTGCTAGGATAAGTGCAGCTTGGGGGTCTTCTTTAAAGACAAACCTACGGGCACGGTACCTTTTATTGGTTTGAACACCCTGGGAGTCCAATACAATTCTGTTTAATGTGACAGTAAAGTTAGGTTCCTTGGTATTTACGCCAGTCTTGGTTTCGTAACTCATCGTGTTTACGGCGTATTCTAGTTCGTAATTATGATTAAAGGCGATAGTTTGTAGTCTTGCTTCGTCCTTCAAACGAGGGGTAGGGTCTGGATAAAGCGCAGGGTCAGTCAAATACTTCTCGACTTCACCTAATAGTTGACCAGTTCGGCTGACACCTATAGAACCTGAAGGGGCATTTGTATTTTGATTTAAAAAAGCTGCAGTTAGCAGCGCATTTGATTCCATCACTTGATTTAGTTGCCGTTGCAGTTCTTCTAATGTAACTGTGTTGGCTACTAGTGTCTGGGGGGTTACCTCTATTGTTGGTACACTTGCGACCTGTACCGTAGGTACCACCTGTACCGTTTCATTTGTTTCTTTAGCGGCTCTAGAAGCACGCATCTTATCTCCGAAGGCTTTACGTTCTTCGTCTGTCCATTCTTTTGGCATTATATTCTCCACATTAATTTATTACTGTTTATTAAGGAGTGTTT